TTACTGTTTTTTTATGTTTCATAATAGAACTCACCATAATCTTGATTTCCAGCCGTATATCCTTCTCCAGTATATCCACCAGTAATACCGATACGTAGGTCATGATCTTCACTGCCAACAGGATAGTTAAACTTTTCTGCTGACCCAAATATATCTATACTTACTTGTTTGACTACAGAATTTGACCTGACAGGACCATATATGAAAGTTTTAGCAGAAAATTCAAAAGTAGAAGTTAAATTTCTTCTGGCGTCGAATTCACCCTCATATTCTTCTACTGTACTAACTCCATTTAATATAATAGGAATATCGACATTATCATTAACAGAATTAACTTTCATAGTAACAATAAACTCTGGTGCAAAATATGGAAGAATTTGTTCTATAATTTGAAGATTATCATTTTGGTTTCTAGTAAACGCATAAAGACCCAATGAAATAATATAAGGAACTTCTGAATAATTATATGATTGTATTAGACCATCTTCAGATACTGCTTTTCTTTTTCTTAGTTTATTTCCTTTTCTTGAAGGGTCATACTGTATTCCAGTAATATCAAAACCTAATCGTGGAAGTGTCATTTGAGTATGTGCGGCATCTGAAATACTACTACTCTCTTGAATCCTTCTTATAAACTTTTCCTTTGGACCATATGATAAAGGAACTCTAATAGATTCTTTTATATTACCATCAGAACCTTTTCGTTCAACATTAATATCATTAAACAATGAACCAAACCCTATGATTAATTTTCTAATAGATTCGTTATAAAATTGAGCAAACATTAGTAATTACCCTCTGAAAATGGGTCGGTTTCAGTAAAGTCAAAGATGTCATCTTGGTCGCGAGTGAGTTCAATATTTTCATTATCCCCAATAGGTTCATTGTCTTCTGGTTCATGTGGTATAATAACTGTAGTTGTTGTACTACTATTAATTTCATACTCTGCACTTGATACTGCACCTTTAATAGTCTGACCAGCACTTGTAGAAATTGTACCCACAACATTTGTAAGCGTTAGTTTAGTGGTAGCACTATCCCAATCTGTAGCAACGGCAGTTGCAGTTGCATTTCCAAGTTCAGCAGTTGCACCAGTAACACCAGAAACCTGATATACACTTTCACCCTCAAAGAAATTAGTATAAGCAACACTACTTACTCTAGTTCCAAGTTCAAACTCTACTGCAAATTTCTTTCGTTCTGTTTCTATTGTATCAATATCACTATAACCCGTATCGATTTCTTCTTGACTATATGTGAATACCTCACAAGAAAGTTTATAACTATAAAGTCTTCCCAATGAATAGAATGGATTTTCGTGTTCTACAAAGTTGATTTCAAATAATGTTTTACTCAACGGAAAGAATATTAAATCACCTTCTTTTGGACGAGTTGTGCTTTCATATGAACCTACTGCTTCGTCAAATCTCTTTCTAGAAACTACAAGTTCTACTCTGTCTCTAATTTCTAATCCAAACTTTGAAAGTATATCACCTTCACCTTCAAACCCATCAACAGACTGAATATACATTTCTAATTGATAACCGTCATCAAATTTAGAAATAACATCTTCACCAAAAAGGTCGTCTTCGTTGACTAAAGTTCTGGGAATATAAACCATATCCTTGCCCATTGACTTTATTACTTCAATGGTAAGGTCTTCTACTATATTCTGTTCGCCAGAATATTCTTTAAAGTATGGATTACGAGCCATATAAATCTATCCTATATCAAAGTTGATTGGAAGTTCATATGTCAACTGCAATTCTTCTTCAAGCAATCTTATTTCTTCGGTTGCTTCTGACACCATTTCACCACCCCTCAAGGTAACTCCACCCGGCAATTGAACTCCATCAAACTTTGCCATGTTAGAACCCCATTGTTTTTTAATCTGTGCAGTAAGATATTTCTTTAACCAGATGTCTTTGAATACTTGTGAAAAAGTTCCTGAAGGTACTGCGACCATTGCTTCAATTATCAAAAAAGCATCAACAACCAAATCGTCCTTTCGTGCATCAATATGAAGTTTATCAGTTACTTTATTAAACCTAATCATTTTTTCTGGTTGAAAGAAATCCTCAATCATATTAATATGACGCTTGGTAGAATCATATTGTGCAACACCCATAGAACTATTATATCCCAATCCACGATTAATTCCAAAATAATCATGTAATGCCATTTGATATCTGACATCAAACATGTTAATATTTGCAAATGTTCCGAATTGAAATACTTTCACAACACTAAGAATATCTTTTCCAGTAGGAGCATCTACATCAGCAGTAAGTCCATTAACAGGACCAAAAGCACCCGTATCAATCCACATTCTATCTTTGTCGTTTTGTGTTATTTTATGTTTGAAATATGCTCTTTCTGCTCCGTCATAATGTCGTTGTGCAAACAATTCAAGCGATTCTTCTAATCTATCATCGCATTGTTGTCTATCTACATTTACTTCAACAACTGGTTCTCCCAGTCTACGAAGAGCATAATCAATTATTTCATCTCTAGTAGTTGGTTGTGCCATTAAAAAATACTCCTGCTATTTTATTCTATAGAAACCTATACTCTATGTATAAAAGCACTGGGGAGCAAAGGGGGTATAACTTTAATTAGGATTCAGTTTTTGGCGATTCTTCTAAATTTTCTGCATTAGGGGGCATATCAGGAGGTGTATCGGGTTCTTCACCAATAGTAACAGGTGTTCTTTGAACATCCGTATATTCTATATTTTCAATATAATATTTTCTAGTAACGGGTTCTTCTGCTTCATCTGATGAACTTACAAGATAATTCGTAAATCCCGGCATATTAAGAGGACACGCCAATTGAGGATAGTCTAATTTACCATATTCATCTGAATGTTGTACCAACCAGGTATTTGGTCTATCTCCACAACCACATGCACCACAAATATTCTTACTTTTATCGATTGCACTGGTTTGTAAGTGTTCACAAGGGGGAAGAATTCCACCTTGTTCTTGATTACCGAAACAACTTAAAACACGAAGTTGTTTAATTGGAGCATTAATTTTCCTGTTAGACATACCTCTTGAAGCCAGTGCAACTGCAAAACTTTGCACCATGCTTAATTTCTTTTTAATTCCCCGTTTATTCGGGTCAATAGGTACTTTTCGGAATTGTGATTCTTCTTCTTGTGTCATATGTTCTCCATTTTAAAAATAAACTACATGTGTAATTCTACACTAAAAACACTAACTTGTCAACATATTTATCAACAAATTTTTATAGGCATTATTAATCTAACTAAATTAGGAACATTTCTTGGAGAAAATACTCCCATTCCTTTTGTTCCAAAAGATTGACAATATGCTAATGGAGTATATGAACTAAACATCCCAACATCATGAACAAATGTTGATGACCAATAAAATGTATTTTCTTTTCGTATTAGAGGAATATATTTAAGATGGGGAGTTTTGTCTAAAGATGAAGTATTATTAACAAATTCTTCAAGTTTTGTTTGATATTCTAAAAATCCTATATCATTCATAGAAGGTATCATCCAAGTAGACCACCTATTTCCATTATAAGTTCTATCAATATTTTTAACCAAATTTAAATGTCTATTATGAGAATGGTTTGTGATAGAATCCCAATCAGAACTTAATGTAACATTATCTTTACTGTTAGCAGATTCATATCCCCATCCCACTTTACTAATTTTACGATAATTAAAATCATGATTAGCAACTAATATTGCATATGTTCCGCTAGGACTGTCTGGGTCTTCTGGAGTATATAATTTGCTGTAACCCGTGTCTGGATTACCCTCGCACACACTTCCAGAACCATTAAAACTATTTTTAACAATTCTTGTTCCAACATATCTACCAAGCCCCAAAACCATATCACCAATATTCCATGATGCTACTACTGAACTACTAATTTCCTTTTTATTTTCAATAAAGTTTTGTATGTCGCTAGAAACTGATTCAGAGCATTCTATAGATTGATTTTCGCTTCCAAATCCGGCCCACATTCCTTCTTTTTTAATACACCGATCCCTAGTTTCATTTGTACACATCAGTGTAGTTGTATCGGTGGAAAGAGTCTTATAAAGATAATTACAACTTGATTTAAATATTGATTTACTTGCGCCTTGATATGATGTTTCTAACATTTTACCATATGGAACTTTCGCAACTCTAACATTACTAGCACGGGGATCTGGTTCAAAGTTTCGACTTCCACCTAAAAACCCTTCTACTTCGCCCGGACCACTACAACCTTCGCAATATAACTCCTGTAGGTCTTCATAAGGATGTCCATATCCTTGTGGTGCTTCGCTGCAATAATCAAATGGATAGAAGTCAATACATGTACTTGTGCCATAAGAGTTTACTGCTATATTAGCACAATCATTAGCGGAACATGCATCATCACAAGTTATACCGTTGCAACATCCACCAGGCCATCTAACATCTTCTCTAGTACCATTTGCAGTACAAAGACTTTCAGCACCATAACTAATGTATGATACACCAGCGTCACCAGTAATGGCAGTATAAAAACTACAATCTATACCTTCTGCCCATACTCCACCCCTATCAGAACAGTCACAGAATGTTACATTATTTTGTAATCCTCCTTGATAACAAGGGAAAGTAAAACCAGCATCCACAAGATTATCTTGATTAACACATGTATTACTTTGTGGTGACCATGCTTGAAACATACCCCCAGGACCTCTAAAATTATCAACATAACTACATGCACAACAACATCCAGTTGCACCAAGATCTGGACAAGTAAATGCACCAGCAGAATTACCATCTAGTGGTTGCCACAAACCCCCATTACCAACACATGTATTGTGAAATTCTGAGTGAGGAGAAGCATCGCGAGGATAGCAACATGCACCTAATACTGCAAGATTATCAGAGTAATCTGCAACACTTCTAATTCTTGATCTGTGTTGAATGCTCATATAGTTTCCTTTATATATTTATAACACATCAGCATTCTTTAAACTCACAATCTGGTCCACAATTCATATATACACATTCTCCACTCCACGGAAGTTTATATTTTGTGTCTCTTTTTGGTGGATTAAGTGCTTCAAGAATTGTTTCTCTTTGCTCGTCAGTAAACCTATTAGATTTTCTAATTGCTTCCATTGCAGTTTTATATCCATCAGTTTCAAATGCTATCTCATTTTTGTTTACGGTATTAGACTTATGAAACACACTAGCAGTCCCCTGCGGTACTACATTATTCGATGATTGACCCCTTAAATTTACTGGTGGAGCATCGCCATATGACCCGATAAGAACTGTATCTCCATCAATGGAGACTGAGAAGCCGAAGAACTCATCTGGGCGAGGGGTTATGTTCGTATACATTTCTTCTTCAATCCATATGTAACCGCCATTGCTAGAAACTCGGCGAAAAGACCGTGCATAGCCCGTTTGTTCATTATTATATGGTGAAGATACAACTACGGTTTCTCCAGAGACGGAGACATCAGTACCGAAACGGTCACCTGCTTTTCTACCAATAAATTTGTGTTCTTCAATCCATTCGCTTCCATTAAAATGGAATATGTAAGCAGACCCAGACTGGTCGCCATTGTCATTGTCTTCGTATGCTCCTACTATCAATATGTTACCTTCAATGGAGACGGAGTGGCCGAACCTCTCATTATCACCAAATATATCATCACTTGCAGAAACTCTCTGCTCTTCAACCCATTCTGTTCCGTTGAATCGCCATATCCATACCGTTCCACTGGCTGCAGCGTTGCCTATTGCGATTAAATTTTCAGACATTGAGGATTCCCCCGAACCCCATCCTCCACCACCAAATGGAACTATTGTATGTTCTTTAATCCAATTGCTTCCATCATAATTGTAAATATGTCCATAACCAACCCCAGTTTGTTCTTCTGATGTAACCAACGCACTATCACCCCAAACAGAAATGCCTTCTCGGCCGCCCAAATTGTCTCCGGGATTATCTCCCAATATTTTGATTTCCTGTATCCATCTAGGGACGAGTCCACTTGTATCACGCCTAAATACATACACCGCTCCAGCATTTTGGCCGCCCTCATCATCACCGTGTGCTGCAATCAGTGCTACATCTCCGTGGATGTCAACATATCCTCCAAAAGCATCAGCAATTTGAGGATCAGTTCCAACTGCAACGATTTTAGATTCTTCAGTCCAGACTCCATATTCTAGACGGAATATGTAAGCGGCTCCACTCGCAAATCCACCTGACGAGTCTTCACCCCACGCACCAACCACCGCTGCATTATTAGACAAAGCAACCGAATGTCCAAAGTAGTCGTTATTTGACCCATCACTTGCTTGAAGCAAATATTGATATTGAGGATCTGCACAAGGACCCCAATGGTCTATAATTTCTAATAAATCAGCAACATCAACTACACCATCCCTATTGACATCACCCATACAACCAGGTCCTTGATCATCGTTGCAAGTCTCTCCAAACAATGCCACCCAAGTAAGAACATCTGTAATACCAACAACCCCATCATGATTTATATCAGCAGGACATGATAGATTCGGTTCGTATCCTAATAATTCCTCTGGAGGTCCCTGCGGAAGTCCTTGTGGCCAATCTTTCCCATCAACCCCACCATTATTCCCACCCCAATCTCTAGGTGCGTAAGGATCACCCGACCAACATGGACCGGGTGGATAGCAAGACGTGCCAGAATCAGTACAACAACCACAACACTCTGATGGATTATCTGGATTTCCCGAATCACATTGATACCTATCACAACATAAATGCAGGGTGGGTTCAAGAAGATCAGTGGGATAACATTCAGCGTGCCCGTTATAATAAACACAACCCATGTCCTGACCGCAACAAAAGTTTCCACAGCATGTTTCAGACTGAAGGCACTGATGCGTGCCACATGAGTTGGGTGTGCAATCACCACAGCATTTGGTAGTTTCTGGATTTATGCAACCTGTTCCACAACAAACCTCACCTTCATCACAACAATATGGTTTTACTTCGTTACATGCTGAATTGAGTTGCCCAGAACAACACATCGCCCCACTTTCACAACATGTACCCCCCAAATAAGAACTTCCAGAACAACAACTCTCATCCTCATCCTGACAACATGTATCAACACAACAACTCTCCTCGTCACCACAACAAGTGGTATGACATGCTTCTTGATATTCTTGACAACAATGCCATCCACATGCATGTCTACCTGTCAGTCCATTCATACAATTGCAAGTGAAATCCTTTACACAATCTTGTCCCGATGAACCATCACAGCACCCTCCACAACCACAGACACTGACTTGACCATGACAAGTCTGACTACAACAATGAAAATCGTTAGCGCCATTCATACCACTAGAGCATTCACCATGACCAGTGTCCAAGGGAATTTGTCCAGAACAATGACCACCACACTTTTGTCCCATTTGTGGATAAAAAGAAACACAACTAAGCATCGCAGGCATATAATGAGGACCTCCTGCACATGGTAATGAACCGGCCTCATATAATTCTACACACACATTACCAGGAATTGCCAGCGTTCCCCAACAACAGCAACAAGTTGATGGACGCACCCCACAAGAATTTGATGAACAACTGTTGCCCTCACCCATGAAAACACCACCAGCGTCTTGACAAATCGATTGTCTTGCAGTACCACAAGTGGCCATCGGAGTTCCTGCATTATAACAACATCCACCAACGGGGTCACCATCACACAGAGAACAATGTTTACAAACTGGTGGCTCTCCACAACAACATTGTCCTATTCCATATATAAGGTCTCCACCACCAGGAGGTTCAATAGGTTCACAATCGCCATTATTTACACAACTATTATTATCGGTTCCATCACCGCAATAATCACAAACATTATTTACACAACAATGTTCGGGCGGACAACCTCCACAACCACCTGAATCATCATCTTCTTGATCGGTAGGGTATGGATCAATTGGGGGACACATGTCTGGGAGACAAAAAGTATCATCACCAACATACCGACAACCCAAATTGAAGCAGTTATTGCCGGATTGACCATCAAGACAATGTGTTTCTGTTGTTCCACAACAACAAGCGCCTATTCCACCACCACCACCACACTCATCACTATGACCACAAACACAACTGTCTGCATGATCATGATTACCATGAGAGTCTTCATTACAGTATCCTTCTCCATCCCAATAACCACCAATGCTTTGACAATCACTAAATGTAAGGTTTCTGCAACAATTAGAATGGTCAAGTAATGTACCACAACAATTACATTGGTCTTCACCCAAGCAACATAAACCAATTGCATCACTATAACAACATATATCTGTTGTACAATCTGTTCCAGGCCCCATGAAAACGCCATTCATTGAAGAACAAACTAAAGCGGTGGTGTGTGAACATTCTGAAACTCCTTCCATACAACATGCACCAACCACTACACTATAATCGCAACAATCTACACTACGACAATTACTACCACCAACAGGAACACCTCCAAAAACATATCGACATATTGCTGGTGAAATTGAACCATATCTAGTAGTACCTACAGAATCACCAATACACACACCATCTTTACAACAAGATATAAAGTCACAAGAAGATGCACAAAAATTATTAGAAAATGATGTTTCATTAATTAAACCAGCACCTTCAACACAACTTTCATCATTTATATTTTCTTCTAGACAAGGATACCTTCCACCACACTCAATTGGTATCGGTACTTCTAACTTTTCCATATACATTGTATTATTCTCGGTGAGTGATTCTTTATAGTGATAATTATTCCAAAAATTACCACCAAAGTAATTACATTCTGCAAGACCCTGTCCCTGAATACAAACACCTTGACTACAACAAATACCTTCAGCAGTTGCACCACAATTTTCAGAACAAGGTTTTAGAGAATTCCAAGAGGATTGATTTTTATCATTACAAATACCAAAAGTAGTATATTCAATACATTGCTGGTTATTATAATCATCAACATAACAGCAAGACCCCAAATTTATTATAGAATCACAATCACCAGGTGAAATACCATATCCAACAGCAGCGACTGTAGCATTCCATGTTACTCCGCCATCATCAGTAATGAAATTAATAACATCTGAACCACAAGTAAAGAAAACATTTTCTTCTATGAATTGTACATTAGTAGGCCAATCCCACAAATCATTACCTTCAAGAATCATAGTAAATCCAAACAGTTCGCTATTAACGAAATCGCCTGTGAATCCTCTGATTCCCATAGGAGTACTTAACTTTATAATAGAACCTTTATCTACTTCTAATTGAATTCCTACACCACCACCAGCAGTACCTCCAGGACATCCATCAATACAGGGTGCTCCAGTAATGCCAACAACATCAAGTATGTTAATTGGATAAATTGAAGTTATATTTTCTTCTACATCTAATGTGATACTATTATCAAATAATATTCCTCCAGTACCTCCAACATCAAAAGTTAGACCAGACGAATTAACAGTATCTCCAGATGAAATATATGCAAATTTATTTGTTTTTAAGTCTGATTCAGAAAAGGTTGCCCTTTGATAAACCATATCACCACTAATTCCTATAGAATTTTCTGAAGTATATAAAGAAAGTGAACCTTCTGCGGAAATTCCTTTGAACCAAAATGTTAAACCTTCAGATGACATCCCTGAAATTTCTTTGAAAAGTGCAACACCATCTATAGTTTTTCCAGCAGGAGTTCCAGTTGCACCAGTAGGTCCTATAAGACCACCTATAGTTAATATTCGTGGAAACCACTGACCCCATGCTGTTTCTTCTTTTTCTGACAAAGCAACTTTTAGATTTGATAAATCTGAATATCCAGCAGTACCAATAACAACATGGTATCCAGTAAGTCCTGTTGCTCCAGTAGGTCCTACAGCACCAGAAGCGCCATGCGTCCCAGCAGGACTAGCACCACTTGGTCCCGCAGGACCAATTGCTCCTTTTGCTGTTATTGAACTGCTTCCTATTGGGTTCTGTCTCATTTATAATTTCCTATAAGTATAATCATTATATTTATGTTCCACCAGGACAATCTGGATATGGACACGACCCCGGAACACACATTACCCATCCACAAGTTCCATCAGTTAATGTTACATATGTTGGAACACTAATTCCATTAAGGGCTGCTGTACAAGAATCCCAATTACATCCATCACCAGTTAAGTCTCTCAACCAAGCACCACCAAGGTCGATGCAAGAACATTTTGTTATATCTGATTCACAAATTGGAGTTGGATGTCCTTCAAGACAACAAAGTCCTAGTTCACTAGTTTCACAACACACTTCATCGCAATTATTAATTCCTTTCCAAACACCACCATCGGAGGTATTGCATTGTGTTATAGTCATATAGTCGCAATAAGCACCACCAGCGTATTCGGGAAAACAACATGAACCAATATAAGTATTTTCACAGTTATTTGTTTCAGAACATAAACCCGTACTCCAATTTTCTGCTCCATCAGTCTGAGCACATAAACACCTTGGTGTATCAACGCATTGGAAATAGGCCCCATCCCAAGAACAACACCCACCAACATTCATGTCACCGGGTTCAGCACAGCAAAATACACCTTCACAACTCAGACTTCCGTTCCAAAGATGGCCTTGAAGAATGCATTGATCTCTATATTTCAGGGAACAAGTAGGTGGCGCATTGGAGTTAATTTCACAACATGCACCTTGTTCGTGGTATCCCACACCACCACAATCTTCTTCTTCACAAATTGAACCGACTCCTCGGAAATCTCCACCAAGACCATCACAACCACTAACGGTCATATCACTAATGCAAGTAGAATCATAAGCACCTACAATACAACATGCACCAACATAATGATCATCACCACAAAGAGGACTAGTCCCGCATGTGCGTGTTCCATAGTTTTGACACAACTCACCTTCATTTTGACAATATCCCTCTTTCCAATGACCACCTATACTTGAACAATCAGTTTGATTTAAATTTTTACAACAATGAACACCAGTATCACAATATCCAGAATATATTGTACCAATTTGATCTCTAATCACTGCAGCGGCTTCAGGACCAGTTATTCCAATATTATGAAAATGATGAGGGTCACTTGCAATAATTCTCAACCAATAACCAGCACAGTTGTGTGGATGGTCTTTCGTATTCATGTTTGGTGCGCAACCGTCTGCATACTGACACCAATCTGTCCAAGGACATTCACCCGTTACTCCGTGATGGAACAGGGAGTCACCATGACCCGGACAACACCCTCCCTCATCTTCCCACCAACTGCAACTCTCATCGTCCAAACATTCTAACGGGACATCTTGTGTTCCTGGTTCATCCCACACAGCCCAACCACGACCCTCAGCGTCATCCCAATCAACCATCGTGTTTGGATGTGGCATTCCATAAGGAACTCCATTACCTATATTACCACCCACACCAACAGTATATACTTCGACTCCTTCTTCTTCTTTGTAAATAGCAGGATGAAAATTTGATAACTGCCACTCACCGTCAAACTCGTTCGTAACATAAACTAGTACACGGGAAGTTGTTTCAGAGGGTCTTGCTCTATCACTCTGAAATTCATTTAGAGGTCCAGTCATCCAACCAAAATTATGAGACAAAGTTGGTCCTATATTAAAAATTTCATATTCTACTCTAGCATGATTAAATGTAAGACCCACATAATTACACATTGAATGACAACCGCAATTATATTTGTTACAACAATATCCATGTAGTGGAGATTCATCACATTGTCTACACACTTCATTAACAGTGCAAACACCAGAAGCATTATCTTCCTCACACGCAATATCCGTGCTTGCTCCCCCGCAACATAGTAAATGTTCATAAGGTTTATTCCAACAAGAATACTCTGCTGGATCAGGATCAGAGTTACTTCTTTGGCAACAATCGTGGTCATCCAATCCACCTCCTGTACACCCTTGAGGGTTTCCATAATACATTGTTTGCATACCAATTTTATCTGTTGGTCGTGATGATTGAATTACCGACTGGACTGCTTGTTGTGCATGTCTTAAATCTGTATTGTAGAAATCAATACCAGGATCTTGGAAAGCACAGGCATAGTCGGGGTGATTTTCACCCATAAGATCCGATGATGAGTGATGAGTTCCATCTGAGTTCCAATTATGCCATCCAGTGACGCCCGCCATAGACCAGTGGTTATTTATCATGAAGTACATATCTACATTTCTACATTTTCCACCACAACTAACATTCCAACACTGTGAAGCCTCACCTTGTGGTTGACCATCTATAGCAAAGCATTCTGCTTTAGAAACATATGAACAACCATTATCTGGTAGACAACATGCTTGTCTACTACAATCTACAGTGCTGTCTGCACACGAACTTCCACCGCTTAGTACTCCAAAATAGTGATAGAGACATTCGTACTCAGTAGCATTTACACAACCACCTGAATAACAACAAGGGCCTGTATTCTGACTAAGACACGGATTCAAATGATTTGGTTCGCAAACCCTATCTACACCCTCCCAGAAATATCCCCACTGGTTAGCACAATCACTAGTGTCCTGACAGTATGATTCTGTTACTCCTGATTCGCAATTATTACATCCTGCTCCACTCCCACTACAACAAACTCCTATTCGGTCATACACACCTTCGCATAAGCCTGGACTCTCGCAATTGATTGCACCATCCTTTCTAAACACCCCAGGCTGATCCAAACCAGCACACTCATATGCCGTCATCATCTCGCAGTAATTATCTGCTTTACAGCAAGGCCCTGTTTCGGTGCAACTACATTCTAAATCAAGTGATGAGCAACCATCTGCATCACAACAAGGAGAAACTAACTGCCCACCTGACCATTGGTGACCTATCCAATTGGAGTACGGTGGATCCGGGAAGAATTGATAACACGNATTTTCGTATGTGTCCCCTTGTAAGCAAGCACCCGGATCGTTGGCGCTCTCGTTTTGACAACAACAACCCCGACTACATAAAAATCCATCAGGAAAATCATCTGATTCCAGATTATCACCGTCACATGTTGTGTTATCTCCTTGGTAGACACCACCCGATCCTGGATCACCATATTGCGCCAAGCAACCTGGCTCGCTCAAGAAGCAACACATGTGTTCAGTTGTTTCTATGCAAACACCATCTTTACAACAAACACCAGTAACTACACAGTCAACATTCTCACACGCATTATCATTGTCTGAATGGTCATACCAACAACCATGTCCATCACAATTGCCGATTTGATCTAAACATTGTGCTTCTATGCTTCTAACCAATAGTCGTTACATTGCCAACCATCGATACATCCGCCCCAATCGCAGTCTTGTACATTAGCACAACATGCACCACGGGGTACATCGTCACAAGGAGGGTTAC